CTCGTATGGAGGACAAGGAATAGAATGCGAAATGTGTTCTGTTCCAGGTGTTACAGAGCTTAATATTTTTGATATTAACTGTAACGGTTGGCGGCCTCGGTCTGGCGTCCTCTATTCTAGAGAACAGCGCAGATCTATCCTAATTGATAACCTTGATCCCGTGCAGCACTAAGTGCGTAAGTCCGGTATATAGGCCACATATCGAATAAAACTTATGAAAACTCTTAATAATGTTTCAATAAACATCACTAGGGTTCTCAAAAGATCTAACGATATAGTTAGAGATAGATTGATTCGCCTAGAAGGAGATTTTAAATCTCTTTCTAGCTTAGTATCTACTTTCGGATGAAAATTTATCACTTTCATCCTAGGTAATACTAAGAAGGCTACCGCTCGTATTAGATTATATCACAAATTCACACAGTATCTTCTAGTTTTAAATAGAAGACACGGTACTGAATTTGTTGTGAAATATCTAAAAGCTTGTAACTTGGCTGTTTCTAAGTTTCTGGCAGGTCAACCTCTTAGCTCTCTAAGAGAACTTGAGCCTGAACTACCTTTGCCTAGACTGTCAAAATCAGGGTTGCCTAACATTATTGGTACTAGAGATCGTAGAGCTCTAAGTATGAATAGTGTTAAAACAACTAGATTATGATTAACTTTGTTTAGTTTGTATAGAGTAATTATTATACCAGCTAAAGCAAAGTTAAACACAATCACTGATCCGTTTGCCGGAAGTATAGAAGAACTTAAAGTTATGGAGAGATGATTTTCAGCTAATGCTGCGATCGCTCTTTCAGACTTTATTCCTTCTAGAATTCCTATGCAAGACAGTTTTTCAGTATCGGAGAAATCATCACCTTCCAATTCAAAATCTTGAATGGGAATGTTGACTGATTTAGCCTTACTGAAAAGTCAACCAATGTTGTTTCAGTCTTTCTGGTTTATAGCAGAGAGGACTTGTACGGTTCCGTTACAGGACATAATCAGGAAACTGACATGCCTTGTACCGGGTCGTGCAAGCCCTTCTGTGTACCAACTTAATATGAAAGAGTTCTTGTTCAAAAATTTGGACAAGTCTCCACATATCGGTTTGGGACAGTTAAAGCAGAAAGTTGAACCAGCTGGAAAGATGAGAACTTTCGCCATGGTAGACAGTTGAACTCAAACAGTCTTATTGCCTCTTCATAACTACATTACGGAAATTTTATCTAAAATTCCTAATGATGGTACAGAGAGTCATAATAAGGCGTTTGATCGTGCTCGTCTGCGCGCCCAAGAATTTGGATGCGCATACGGTTACGATTTATCAGCTGCTACGGATAGATTACCGTTATCTCTACAGAAAGCGATTATGCAATCACTTTTTGGAGAAGATTTCAGTAATCACTGAGCTAATTTATTAGTAGGCCGTACGTATTTCTTATATTCTAAGAAAAACGGTCCGGTTCCTTTTAAATACTCAGTCGGACAACCTATGGGTGCTAGATCATCTTTTGCGATGTTAGGACTGACTCATCATATGTTGATTCAGTTTGCATCGTTAAGATTATCTGGTGCAACTCATTTTCAATGAGAAGACCGCTACGAGATCGTTGGTGATGATATTATTATCTTCAACAAGGAGCTTGCAGAATCTTACTTAGAGATAATGACTGACATAGGTGTCCCTATCAACATGTCGAAATCTGTGGTCTCTGAAACAAGACCTGTTGTCGAGTTTGTAAAACGTGTGGCCATTAATGGTACAGACGTTTCTCCATTCTCGTGAAAACAGTTCATTTCAGAGAATTTCTATTTAGGACGTATTAATACTGCTATTGCATTATTTAATAAAGATATATCTTTAGCTAAACATGCAGTAACGGTATTCCATACGGTTCTAAAAGAGAAAATCTTTGATACAAGACCACAGAAAGATGTCTTACCTCATATTTCTCTTTTCTTGACATATGCTATTAAAATAGGTATGACAAGAGATGAGATTATGAGAATCTTGTTCTTAGGTAAACCTTTCATCGACAATAAACGTTTCAATTGAGAGAAATTCAGTTTTCATACTTATTTCTCTAATTTAAAACGTATGATTATCGATGGGGTTTCACCTGTTGACCTAAAATACCATCCTGATTTCAATATTATGTTGAATTATCTTCAGACATTATTTGCAAAGCGTGCTTTGTCAATAATGAAGAAGTATAATGTATACAAAATAGAGAAATTACAAAAAGATATTATATATGCTATTATCGGTTATAATCCTGAGTATTCAGAATTAGCAATCGATAAAGAATTATATAATGTCTTACTGGAATGGATGGAATTGCAGGATCCTATCTTCGGTAAAAAAGGATATCCATGATATCCTAATGCTGAAGATGACTTCCGAAT